TCAATGTTGAAAGCAGAATCTTGCAGCAATTCGATAGGAACGCGAACCATGCCAGTATCGAAAACGTAAGAATTCAAAACTTTTTCAGAGAAAACAACATCGTCAGAACCGTCATCATCAACAGAAGCATTCTCAGCTTTGATGCGACCAGACTTGTCGGTGTCATTTACTGTAGGCCAAGGCAGGGCGTTGCCAGTAGAAGTAGACAGCTCACGAACGATTGCGGCATCCCACATCGGTCCCCAAGTTGCCATCTGCTGATCAATCTGACCGCTGAAACCTTCTGGTACTGTGAAACCACCAGCAGAACCTGGAGCAGTAGACTGCGCACGGCCTTCGACTTTTCCAGACAGCAGGATTGAACGCTCTTCAGAATCAAGCTCAGCAGAACCAAAACGCAACTGCTTCTCAAAAACTTCTTTATATTCTGGAGTAGACTTGCGAGCTTCTGCAACAGCAACAGCTTCACCAGCATTCGGGCGGCGGGCTTCAATTGCACGGGCTTCAGCATCGGCCAGTTTTACTTCACGCTCAACAGTCGCGCCGATTTTGTCATGGTCAACCATGATAGCGTCAAAACGTGCTTCGATTTCTTTAGCACGGCTTGAATCGGTAGCGTCTGTGATTGTATCAAGTTGCGAACGGGCTTCGGTAGCGAGTGTCGCCATCTGTTCCCGCAATTTAATAATGTTTTCCATTTTTAAAGCCTTTTTTGATGCCCAGCCAACGGGCGATTTGATGGCATTAATTAGCGGGAACCGCCGATTAATATTAGCTCAATGCTAATTTCATTCGCAACCGCGCAGCAATTGCTTCAGGGTTGCTTTCTATTTCTTTGGTTTCTTGCGCAGATCTAAACTCACTCAGCGAGCGCAGACCGATGTCGGTGTCTTGGTATGCCGGGTAAGTGACAATTGAAACATCGTACAGACTAGCCTGCCGAATGGTGCGCAAAGGCATATCACCGGAGTCATCCCAGCTCTGCACCTCGGGACTAAACGCGAAACTCATTTTATCCAGGTCGCCGCGCTTCATCTTCGGAACAATTGCCCGCACATCAGGGTCACTAGAATCCAGCTCAGCAGACATATATAGTCCGCGCTCATCTTCAGCTAGGGTTAGCGTGCCCGACTTGGTGCGCGCCATAGGCAGGCCGTCATGGTTGATCAAGAACATAACGTCATCGCGGCCAATAGCATCAGCAAACGCACCGGGTGCGATCTGCTCACGGTATGAACCGCCAATGATAGTTTCGGAATTGAAAACAGCGGCGTACCCACTCACGCTGATTGTATCGCCTTCCGCCCGAATCTCGACCGGCTCACCTGATCTGATTTCTTTAGACATTTGTGTCACCCATCTTCTGCTGTCCAAGCGGCACCGTAGCACCCTGGACTAATAAATCGTTACCCAGATCCTTATCGGGTCTGTTCTCTTGTGCCCGCGCCTCGTTAGGAGTCAGGATAGCGTTTTGTATACCGGTTGCGTATCCGCTCATTCGAGTCGAGAAATCACCGCGCAATAGGCCGTCAAGGTTAAACTCAACGTAGAATTTCGCCTCATCGCGGCCGAAAAGCTTCAGGTTCATCTCTTGCTCAACCTGCGTTATCCAGCGGCGCAGCGTATGTTTGACCAGGTGAAGGTCTTGCTGCTCTGTATTGCTGAACGTGCCGTGCGTCAGGTCTTGCAAGAACACTGGCGGCAAAGAATAGATGCGAGCGATCTCTTCAACTTGGAAGCGCTTCAGGTCAACCAGCTGCGACTTTTCAGGGTCTGCGCCGATTGGCTTAATCTCATGCCCAGCCGGTAACGTTAGCGCCAGCCGGTTTTCTTTAGTCTGTTGTTGGATCGCATTCTGCAAATCATTGGAGGCGCGATTCAATGCTGACCCGGTTTGAAAGTTTCCGGTCATCACGAAAGGAGGTACGCCGCCGTTATTAAAAAACTTAGATCCGTAATTTGTTGCAGCGATCGCCAAAGCGATGGCATCTTTGTTGGTTAAGATAGGGCTGATCGATGTAATGCCGTCAGACTCAACCGAAAAGAATATGTCGATAATTTCGCTGGCCGCGTAGGTTACTGGCTTAGCGTCACCGCCTGGGCTGTATTCATACGTCTTCCGGTTTGACGAACGCTTAATAGTAACGTCGGCGGGATCCATCGGCCATAGATTGACCACCCTCCCATTAGATCGCTCGATATAAGTTATTGAACGACCACCCGTTAGGATGCGCTCAAACGTATATTTGCGCCAATCGAAAGAACTGGTTTCCTCGTTCACCGCGTCATGAATAACAGTTTGCAAACCCGATGTCATTTTGACGCGACCGGTTTCTGTTTTTTCGTAGACGTTTAAAGGAAGGCTTGCGATAGTGCCGGAGATAAACTCGACGGCGGCCCAGACGGCGGGGACAGTGAGGGCATTTTCAAGCGTGACGTTAACGCCAGCGACTGCACTGCCGCCCCAGTTTACGGCTTGCGCCGTTACCGGAGTATTGGGGTTTTCCATTGATCGAACTTCTGGGGTTTTCTTAAACCATGCCATTAAATTAGCCCATGATGCTATAGTTTGAATCTTCCCAAGGCGACAAGGCTTCTGGCGCTTCAACTGTGGAGTTTAACACACCAATCGCCATAGTCAAAGCAGCCATGCCGTCTATCCTTCCAGTGGCCTTGTGCTTGTCCAGTTTGCGGTTTCCGGCAGGGTCTTTTGTTATCACCGCGTTCGCCGCACACATCGTTAGAACGGGCTGCATTGCGTGCGCAATTTTATCATTAAGCAGCGCCGCTTCGAGTGCGTCGATAGCAGGCGACATATCCTTGAAGCCTTGGCCGAACTCAATAAGCGGAAGGTTAATGCCCTCCCGCTCACATTCCTTTTTAAATACATCAATGCGCCACCTGTCAAAAGCTAGTGAAACCAGATTTTTGTCGCTGATTATCTCGGCAATTTCCCGCACAATAAAACTGTAATCAACTGTCGCGCCTGGCGTTGTTCGCAGATAACCTTCGCGCACCCATACGTCATAGGGCTGTCGGTCAACCTTGGCCCGGTCTAGCAACCCAACCTCTGGCGTCCAGAAATATGACTCTGTGACCATCATGCCATCTGGGTTAATACCCAGCACTACAAAGGAAGTTAAATCCGTGCGCGCCGATAAATCCAATCCGCCAAACCATTCTATCCCGCGTTCGGCTATTATAGCACGCCCGTTGAGATCCCAAACCGTCTTAGAAACAAACGGCGACATGGTGCTGACCCGCTGGTTCAGGTTCAGGTTGCGAAACGTGTTTTCAAAGCTTGGCATTCTGTTTGCTTTGTCTGCCTGCTTTTCCATGTCAGACATTGACCGGAACAATCCCAGCGCAGGGTTGGCCTTAGACCATTGCGCTTTGTCTAGCAGATCGCCGTCTTTGTCTGCAGCGTATACATGGCACACCGTCTTTTTCGGTTTGTTTTTCTTGGCGTCATCAATCAATATGCTGAACAGATCGGCATCGGTTGCAGCCTGGGTGCTAATATAGATTAGCAGCGGTTGCTCATACGCGCCCTGGGCTGTGGTAATGGCATCAATGAAATCAGATTGCGGCCCGCGCACCTGCCCCACCTCGTCGAGTATCGCCAGGATCGGGCTTTTGCCGTGTGCTGTTTTACCCTCTGCGCTGATCGCCTGGTATTCCACTCCCATCAATAGACCCACCAGCTTCTTGCTTGACGGTATAATCCGAATCTTGTCGCGCAGCTTTGGCGAAATCAGAACGCACTTAGATGCCAGGTTATAAACCTCAGCGGCCTGTTCCCGGCTCATTGCGCCACTGACTATCCGGCTGTTCTGTTTAGCTTCCGGCCCGATAATATGCGCCAGCAAGATGAAAGCTATCGTGCCAGTCTTGGCATTTTTACGCGCGATGGATAATATGGCGGTGTCGGTGACGTGCGGGTTATCGTAAACCGCTAGAATAAATTCTTTCTGAAACGGGGCCAACACCACGGGCTTACCAACGTGGTCGCCCTCCGGCACCAAACAATAGCTTTCGATAAATCCACAAACGCGCTCGCCTCGGGTCATCATTAGTGGGTATCAGGCCTCGCCAGAAATTGATCGTCTTCATCTTGCGCCATGTTATTGCGCTTGTCGGCAAACATCCCATTGCGCGTTGCTTGGTCTCTAGACTCGCCCTGAGTAGCCCTAGGATGTATCTGGAGCGTGCGGCTTAGCGACAGTGCCTGTTTGTACAGGTCGTCCACTATCTTGTGTGCTGGGCTTATTTTGGGCTGTCCCTTCTCATCTTTGATTAAACGGGAACTGGAAAGCGCGACAGAGTATTTCTCAATATCCGCATAACAGCGGGCCAGGATTCCAGCCAGCATTAAATCATTACCAGTCCAGGCATCGGCGGCGCGGGATAGGATTATAACGTCCCAGAACTTCATCGCATCATCACTAATGTTGACGGTTTCCGGCGGCTGCATAACTGCCAAGGCGGCCTGCGATGCCGCTATCTCTGCGCCTGTACTATCGGAACGGGCGCGCCGCGTCGATGTTTTGGGTTTGTCTTTTTTGTCTGTCATACGTCAGCACCATCGCCTGCTCGGCCATTAATAAACATATCGTTAAACTTGTCACCAGATGACTCAAGCACCGCCTCTTTGCCGGTAAAGTC